TCATCCAGTTCTCGAAATCAATGTAGATGACGATCAACTGGATGACCTGATTGATGACGCTTTTCAATACTACCGTGAGCGACACATGGATGGTGTCGAGAAGATGTATCTCAAGCATGAGATTACAGCAGATGATGTAACAAGATTCGATGGCGCAGATGAAACGTCATCAACACCAGCTCCTGATGCTGCTACTTGGATTAGCAGAAAGAACTTCATTGAAGTGCCAGAGCATGTAGTTGGCATCTCCAAAGTTATGGGCATCTCCTCCAACTTCGCGAGGAACAATCTCTTTGGTATGAACAACCAGTATTTCCTGATGGATATCTTCTCCTTCTCGTCAGGATTTGCTTTTGGTAACTTCGACATGACGAACTACTACATGATCAAGCAGTATTTTGAAACGCTTGACATGATTGTTCAGACTGGATCTCTGGTACAGTTTAGATTTAACCAGAGACAGGACAGACTATTCATTGATATCGATAAGCACAGAATGGTAGAGGGCAACTTCCTCCTGATCGAGTGCTATCGTTTCTTGAATCCTGATGACTTCACTCAAGTCTACAATGATAGTTTTGTCAAGCAGTATCTAACTGCACTGATCAAGAGACAGTGGGGTCAGAACCTAATCAAGTTTAACAACGTACAACTGCCTGGTGGAGTATCACTTAACGGCAGACAGTTGTTTGAGGATGCACAGAAAGAGATCGATGCTCTCATGGAGAAAAGTGCAACCTACTATGAACTTCCCCCAATGGATATGATCGGATGAAAAGTATCTACTTCCCGCAACATGGTGGTGTTAACACCGAGCAGAACCTTATCCAAAGTTTAGTGGATGAGCAGATCAAATTGTTCGGCAGCGATGTCTACTATCTTCCAAGGAAGATGATCAAAGATGTAGCACTCAATGACATTCTGTATTCCGAGTTTACAACTCAATACATGATCGAGATGCTACTGATCAATGTTGAGGGATTTGGATCACCATCTGAATTCATTAGTAAGTTTGGTCTACGTATCACCGATGAGATTACCATGGTGGTATCGCAGAACAGATGGAGTCAGGTATTCCAAGAGTTTGCTGACATCACTACTGTGGATGGCAGACCTAATGAGGGTGACCTTATCTATCTACCACTTACAAAAGATCTGTATGAGATCAAGTTTGTAGAAAGAGAAGCACCGTTCTACCAGTTGGGTAAGAACTATATCTATACGATGACTGCAGAGATCTACGAGCTTGGTAACGACGAGTTCGAGACAGGCATTGAAGAGATTGATGTGGTCGAAGAAATCCTCGCACCTTCGATCACTCTTGCTATGGATCCAGATGCAACCACACACTACTCTCTTGGAGAGATTGTTACTGGTGGCACAACAGGAACTACAGCAGAAGTATCCTTCTGGGACAGAGACAATCATGAGTTGAAACTGATCAACAGAACTGGCAACTTCACACCAGGAGAGACGATCACTGGTGCAGAAAGTGGCACAGTACAAGACAGCGTTACTGTAGATAATCTAACACTAGAAAACGTTCAGTACGCTGATAATAAATACATTGAGACTACGGCTAATGATCTACTTGACTTTACCGAAGTGAATCCATTTGGAGAGTATGGCAACGTTACTGGTGAATTCTGATGTTAGGACCACATTTTTATAACGAAGCGATTAGGAAAACAGTAATCGGTTTCGGTACACTATTCAATAACATTGAAATCAGGAAGAAAGATCCTTCTACTGGAACTGTGATTGAAGCAGAGAAGGTTCCTCTTGCTTATGGTCCCAAGCAGAAATTTCTAGCAAGACTAGAACAGAACCCTGACGTTGATAAGAAGATCGCGATCACCTTGCCTCGTCTCTATTTTGAGATGACTAATATTTCTTATGACACATCCAGAAAAATCACAGCAACCCAAAAGCTTAAGAAGACTATTGATGCAGATGGAGAATCCCTCTCTGTACAATACGTGCCCGTACCCTATAACATGGAGTTTGAACTCGGCATCATCGCCAAGTCACAAGACGACGGACTACAGATTCTTGAGCAAATACTTCCGTACTTCCAACCAAATTTCAATATTACGTTGAACATGATCCCAGACATGGGAGAGAAGAAGGATGTTACTATTAATCTGAACAACATCAACTACGAAGATGATTGGGATGGTGATTTTCTAGACAGAAGAAGCATTGTGTGGACGTTGAACTTTACTGCTAGATCTTACATTTATGGTCCTTTCACCAAGTCTGGCGTTATCAAAAAGGCAACTATCTACGAAGCAACTGGAGACAAGAATGGAGCTCCAGAAAACAGACACACACAACTTACATATACACCCAAGGCACTGGAAGACAAAAACCAGGATGGGGTTATCGATGCACAAGACGACGCACTTGTCATCAGTACAGACGACTTTGGATTTAACGAGGGTATTGATTTGTTATGAACGAATTTGAAAAGAACATGGAAGATATCTTTGATATTGAAGTTGAATCTGAAGAGACTGCAATCGAACAATCACAACCATCCAAACCAGTTCCTGAAAAGAAGGAGCAGGCACACCAGGATAAAGACTACGATTATACGCGAGCACAATTGTACAACCTCATTGACAAGGGTCAGGAGGCGCTCAACGGGGCGTTAGAGGTTGCACAGGAGTCAGGGCACCCAAGAGCGTATGAGGTCGCTGTGAACGCTATGAAGCAGGTTGCAGATACTACTGACAAACTGATTGACCTACAGAAGAAGATGAAAGATCTGGACGCTCCTACGAAGGGTCCTGCACAGAACACCACAAACAATTTATTTGTTGGTAGTACAGCAGACTTGCAAAAGATGCTAAAGCAAATAAATAAAAAAGAAGATGATACGGATTCATAAATATGAAGTCGTTTAAGCAACTGCGTAGTGACATCACCGAAGCAGCCTGGACCCGAAAGGAAGGAAAGAAAAAGTCTGGAGGACTCAACGAGAAAGGACGCAAATCTTACGAGAGAGAAAATCCTGGATCTGACCTCAAGGCACCTAGCAAAAAGGTTGGAAACCCCCGTAGGGCATCTTTCTGTGCTCGAATGAAGGGCATGAAAAAGAAATTAACTAGCAAGAAGACCGCTAACGATAAGGACAGTAGAATCAATAAGTCACTTCGTGCGTGGAATTGCTGACATAACATGTAAAAACATTGTTAAATTTGTTGAATATTGATTGAGTATCCTATAATTAGTTATGAGTTTTGAACCTGGAATGCGTCTTAACGACACCGACATCTACCGTCTGATCACTGCCTGTAAACTCTACCAAGAGAAGACAGGTTCGGAGTATATGTGGGAACAATATGATGATCTTATTAATAAGCTCAAAACTTATCAAGATCAATATTCAGCAAACACATGAGAATTTTATTCGCTTTTCTCGCGACACTATTTCTCGCTGCTCCTGCGTGGGCAGTAGATGTACAGATGGGTTCCAACGGGAACCTAGTTTTCGATCCAGCAGAAGTTACTATTTCAGCTGGTGAGTCGGTTCATTTCGTCAACAACATGCTTCCACCTCACAATGTTATTGTTGAGGACCACCCCGAACTTGACCACGAAGCACTCGCATTGCTACCTGGCGAAGAGTTCGATGTAACCTTCACAGAGGCAGGAGACTACACCTACTGGTGTGCTCCACATAAAGGTGCAGGCATGATCGGCACTGTACATGTAGAATAATGCAAACAATCAACAGGTTCGTTTTAGATATCACTGTTGCAATATTAGATTTTCTCTACCAAGGTAGGGACTATCAACGCTTTTGGGTGCTTGAGGAAATCGCTCGGGCACCCTATTTTGCGTTCTTAAGCGTGTTACATTTTCGTGAAAGCATGGGACTTCGTGGTCCCGAGCATCTATATTTGATGAAACAGCACTTCGAGCAGAGCGTCAATGAAACAGAACATCTGGAGTATATGGAAAGTCGGGGCGGTAATGCTTATTTTATTGACCGCTTTGTTGCCAAGCATCTCGTCCTTGTCTACTATTGGACTAACGTGGTTTATTATTGGGTATCTCCTCGCCTTGCTTACCATCTCTCCTATGAAGTAGAGATTCATGCAGCAGAAACTTACGGTAAGTTTCTCGCTCTACATGGGCATGACGATAAGATCCTTGAGATCTTGAATGATGAACTACACCACTCAAAAGAACTAAAGGATGCTATGGAGATGATCCATGTTTAAGAACTGGGGTAAAGGTATTGAACCACCCGAACGACTAACCAGAGATGATGTACAGGAGATGATCGATGCTGCAATACGCAAACATAATCGTAATGCTTCAATTATCTCAATGTGTGTTGGTTGGGTTGTTCTTGCACTTTTTGCTGAAGGTCTTCTTCGACTCATTGGAGTAATACCACCGCTACTACCATGGTTGAAAATAACATTATAGTAATAGAATGGATAGGCATTATCCTTGCCTTGGTATTTGGCGTGACCATGTTCTGTCAAGGTCATGCTATTTTCCATGGTAAATATGGGTATAAACACACAGAGCGTGAGAAGAAAAAAATGTCTGACGCCCGTGAACAAGTTGAAAATTTATTCAAAGACAAATGAAAGTAGGACTAATCGGTTTAGGTAGGATGGGCGAAGGCATGTCCCGCCGTATGATGAAAACAGGTATTGAAGTTTATGGTTACCGAAGAAATGTCGCCAAGGCAGAAGAAGCAGCAGCGAACGGGTATATTACTGCAGCTGCAGATTCTCTGGAAAGCCTTGTTCAAGTAGTACACCAAGACGATCTCGCTGGCAAAGTTCCTGGGATCTTTCAACTCGTTATCCCAGCAGAACTAGTGGAGGACACACTCGATGAGCTACTACCACTTTGTATGGAGGGCGATATTATTATTGATCATGGCAATAGCAATTTTAAGGACTCTCGACGGAGAGCAGAAAGGCTTGCTAAACTTGGCATCCAATATCTTGACTGTGGTACTAGTGGCGGTGTTTACGGTCTGGAGCGTGGATACTGTCTTATGGTTGGGGGTGCAGATTTTGCAGTACGGACCTGCCGTCCAATCTTTG